ATAACTTCTTCTTCAAACGCTCTGTCTGAAGATTCAGTTGTGTAGATCTCAGCATGCTGATTCTCATAACGTTTATATTCCAGGCCAAATAAGGCATTCAAACCTGGTTCTAGTTCTTTAACTAGTTGTCCTCGTGATATCGCCATATTATACTCCTGTTGTTCCTTTTAGGAAGTGCTCATTAATAGTCACTACTAAGTTTGCATTAGATGCATACACAGTTGAAGTAGTCGTATTGTTGTTTTCGTCGTCTTTAGTTACGCCGATAACTTTCAATTGACCACTGGTTAGTGATAATGAAGCTCTGTCCAATTCAACTTTAGAAACGTAGTTTGCAGCGTTACCAGCTGTATATTCAATATCAGCTAATGAAAATACTGCAGCTGTCGCAAAAGTTGAGTTACATTGTATTTCAAACCTTTCATAAGGATCGTCACTTACGAATCCAACGATGTCTGTTGCAGCGTTAGAAGCGACTAAGTGATTAGCCCATGTAGGTTTACTAGTTGTAGCATCAGTGTAGAATACACCGTTTAGTGAACCAATCAATGTGTCACCAGCAGCAGCTACGTCGATTGCACCAGTTGATGCCGCTTTCACGGGATCGTTTTGGTAAATCGCTGAAGATGTGCTTGCAGCAATATCATATTCACTTAAACCTTGTGCGTCTCTATTCTGACCTACTTTTCCTATCGGTCTTAGACCGAAAGCAGCGTCTTGATTTGTCGCCATAGTAGTTGTCCTCCTTAGACATAGTTTAGTTTAAGTGTACTCTGTTGGCTTTAGAAATTCTTTAATTAGGATTTCTTAGTACCACCAAAAGTTACACGAGTCTGTCTATCAATATTGATAGGCATACTTGGGTGCTGTTCCTTCATAAGATCGTTATCTACTGCCTCAACGTTTTCTTGAGCCTGACGTTTGTAATAGTCAGAACGTTGTTTTGCAATCTCTTCCGGTACCCTTGCCAGCACAAGGCCACCAACTCCGATCACTCCTGCATATTTGCCGTCTTCTACTTGAGGATAATCTGAATCTGGATATTCATCAGATCTAACTAATTCATATCCTGATCTTATTCTTCCGGCGACATTCTTAGTGTCTTGGAATCCTAAAGTTTCAGTTCTTATCCATCTATGTACAAAACCTGTTGGCGCAGGTGGTGCATCTAAAGATGATGGTGGAGACCAGACTTTTGGTTTAGAAGTTTTTTCTCTAGTCTGACTCGCACGCGAGGTTCTGTTATCGTTATTATCTTCCATATGCTTATACCTCCTTCGTGATATTTAATTGTTTCGCATACTCTTCGAGTGGCACACCTAATTTTTTAGCTATTGCTACCTGTGATGGTGTGAGCCTCACAGTTCTGCGACCAGTTTTTGTACTTCTTTTTGCTGAAGCAACAGTTTGTACAGGCTTGGTCGTTTCCTTAACCTCATTTGTAGCAAATTTGTGCGGAAATTCAAGTCTTATTCTTTTATCTATTTCAGAATAATATTCGTCAGATTGAGGATCATAACCTTCTTGTTCCGTTAATTTTTTATGTAAATCAAAAGCAGTATAAGTCATAGCAGCATCTTGGCCAAACCATGTATTTTTACTTGCCCAATCTTCAGCTTTAGGATCAGGATTTCCTCTAGAAACCTGTTGCCTGTTTAAATTGACCTCAGGTTGTCTAACTTCAGCTTCTCTTGCTTTATTAAACTCTTCTTGTTGAGTTTTAGTTTCTAAAAATCTAGCTTGTTTGTAGGCTAACTCAGATATTTTAGTTTGAGCAGCTACTTCTGCTTCAATGTCTCCTGCTTCTCTAGCTTTAGCTAAATCAGATTTAGCTGCAGCTAATCCAGATACAATTGATTCTTCTGTAGATTTTAAGAATCCTGGTTCTAGCTTAGAGAGTTTTTCATCAGCTCTTTTCTTATCCTCCATAATTCTTTGAGCATAAGTTAAAGCTTCATCTTTTTGTCTCTCAGCTTCTCTCCATTTCTTTGTAAGCTTTGCTATTCTTTTCTGAACACTTTCAGAATATTCTTTAAGCTCATCTTCTTTTGATTCTTTTTGTTCGCTAGTCTGAATATCAGACTGCTCATTAGATTTCTCAGATGAGTCATTATTTTCTTCGGTTTCATTTTTTACCTCTAGTTCATTTTCATTTTCTTTTGAATTATCTTCTAATTCAATTTCTGCACCTGGACCAGATGTATCGATATCGACAGTTTTATTTTCTTCGTTATCCGGCATAGTTTCCTCCTATGTATGTTATTAATATTGATGAAGTATATCTTCGGGATTGTCGATGGTTGCTAAAACTTCATCGTCATTTAGCATTCTAACTTCCCCACCATCTATCTGGATTCTTGATCCAGCATATCTTGCAAAAATTACCCAATCGCCTTTTTTACACCAAGGCCCTTCAGGAAATTTTTCTTTGTCATAACAATGTGGGCCCATAGCAAGAACTAATCCACAAGTAGAACCGATTTGTTGTCGTTCTATTGTTTCTTGTCCAAGATATAATCCACCTTTAGTTTTCTCCTTCATTTTAAAAGGAAGAACAACTAATCTCCATCCAGTTGGTTTAGGTAATTTATCTGATTCTTTTGTTTTTAAACGTTCATAACCATCGACTTCTTCTTTATGCATCTCATCATATTTTTCTAGAAGTGCGGGTTTAATCTTCTCGTTGTCCGAATTGGACGACGTTGGTTGTGTCTTGTTCTCTCTCAGTATCATTTTGCTCCTTTGGTTTTAGCAGGTTAGAGATTTCCTGTGATATTTTTAAATAGGCATGTGCCTGTCCCATCATATACTTATATTTTTCCATATTGTCAATACCACCACTAATCATGGCATCTCCAATATTTTGATAGGATTCTTTTAAATATTTTTGTATTTTATTTAGTATTACTAATTCTTCATTTAACATCAGCGATTTTACCTTTATTTATACCTTTCTTGATTACGTATTTTTGTGTTCCATTCGCACCTGTTTCTACTTCCTTTTTAAGGTTTCGAAGCAAATCTAATTGTTTATTTTTTATTTCTTTTTCTTTTAGAAAAGATTCTAATTTTTTTGAGTCTCTCATAGATACTAGGTATAGCAACCTCAAACAAGAAGTCAAGTTTACCTAAAATTTTGTACATAAATCTATCAAACATTAGCAATTCCATTTTCTTAAAGATTTATTAATTCTTGAATCCGGATCCCTGGCTGTTTTAGCTGAAGTCAATCTTTTTTTCATACCCTTCATTCTAGCACAAAATGATTTTCTTCTGTTAGCAGCTTTAGAACCTTTCTTTAATTTAGATGGTTTAGTAGTTACTGCCATTGATAATTTTGATCCAGGATTAGCTGCTCTATAAGATGCAATGCCTTTACGGTTCAGGCCTCCGGAAGCAGATTTACCTTCTTTTCTTTGCCATGCGGGAGATTTACTTCCTCTAGCTAATTCAACTCTACCACCTTTTGGATAAGGAACGTCCATCTCTAATTGATCAAAAATTTTAGGTGATCCTTTTTGAAAATATCTTCTCATTTTTATGATTGTGATTTTTTAATAGCAGCTTCTGTAGGCGCACCTTTCTCACCTTTTTTTCTCATCTTTTCACCACGTTTTCTTTTCATAGCGATATTATACCACAAACCTTTTTTAGCTTTTTTGCCTTCTTTAGTTGTATGGTATTTAGAAGTTGATCCACCTTTTGACATACATGCTCTGTCATTAGTTACTTGTGTATTATATCTTCTATTAGCCATTATCTTTTCCCCTTCATTGCCATCATCATTACAGATTCTTTTTTCTCAGGTTTCTTCTTCTTTTTAGAAATAAGATCCTGAAGTTTTTTAGGTAAAGTTTTTTGTGCTTTTGTTAATCCACCTAATTCAAATTTTTTTCTCATTATTTTTTTCCTCCAGTTTTAATTAAGTCAGTTGCTTTGATTCCATATATCGCTGCAACGACAGATACCCATAATGAAACTATCCACCATGGCATTTCCTGAAG